CTATAGAAATTAAAATAAAGTCGTTAGAACGGCTTACAGAAGCTTCTATGGCCTCTTTGAGTATGCCTTCACGGTCTGGGAACTTTATTACCGACATGGTTCAATTTTTTTTCGTGGGGGACATATATACATACACATCACTCGCCTTCGGAGGGGGGGGGTACCTTTAGCCGTCTAGACTTCTAAACTTCTTCGGGTTCATTGGCTGAGCCGTCGTACTTCTTGCGCTGTATGCTGACTGTCAGTCCTCCGTCACCTGTGCTGATCTCTGTAGCCTTTAGCTTAGGCGTAACGAACTCTGCTATCTTCCCCCATGCGTGGATAGATTCTTTCTGGTTGGTGACGCTTGGGTCTTCCAGTGCTAACTGATCCAGTGTTACAGCTTGTTCTGCCATCTTCATTACAGGATCGAATGATTTACCGTACATTGCCTGCAGTCTATTGAGTAAAAACGTCTTATTCTTGCCTAATGCTCCCTTGGGACGTGCCATATTGTGCGCCTTTGTCTGTTTTTAATTGTTTAAGTGTTGATTTGATTGATCATTTTCTGACCACATTGATCATTATTTGACCAATTATAGCATTTAATCCCTCTATTGTTTCTTTTAAATGAGTATTCCTTTGTTCTCTCCCCTCTTATAGGTTACAAAAAGATTAATAACATTGTTGACAGTTGTTAAAGTAGTGAGTATTGTAACCAGACATTCATTTATATATAGGTACATACATGTTCATTACTTCTATTAATTCATCTTATACTTCCCTTGTGAAGCGTTACCTTGCGGCTGATCGTAAATTGGTCGAGACTGAAGATGCCATGACTGCGGCCATTGATCTTATTGAAGATGAAGACAAACTGTATAAAGCAGAGACCAAGAAAGAGTACGCAACTAACAGGCTCATTGATAAGTGCTACGCCATTTGGGATCAGTTACCCAAGCGTGAGCAAGTTAACATCGATAAGCAATACAAGGCTCATTACGGCTACGGTTGCCAGCTGGGTGCATTGTAATGGTCAGGTTTATGAGCAAGAAAGACCTGAAGCCGATCATTAAGCAGTTGAAGGACGGTGGGTTTACAGTGACCAATAACGATGGGTGGTGGAAAGCCGTTGATGATGATGGTACGCAAGTAATGACTGCTATGCCGCATTCAAATGGATCAATGGCGCTTAACCTTAATAATGACTATTTCGCCTAGTAGCTTTATCAAGTCACTTTTCGAGGTGGCTTTATTAAACCAACTACAGAGAGAGTATCAAAATGAGTAGAGCTAAGAATCAAGTAGTGATCTACAAGAGCGAGGGCGCTTGGCGCGTTACCGTTCCCAATACTTCCAAGATGTGTACATGGTTTGTGACTAGCCGAACCCTAGATGAATATCACACTGTACATAAAGATGAAGTGATTCCCTTTTTATTAAACTTAACTACAGAGAGAGATAACCATGAGTAAATCAAATCAAGACTTAGCCATGTTAATTAATGAGATCGAAGTCATTAACATGAAACGATCGGACGCCAGTAGATTGGCTGAAGGTTTTAAAGATATGAGCAGTAAGGAGAAAGATGAAAGCCTCACAACTCGCACCACTTTAAAAGAGCGTTATGATGATATCGTGATTGAATTGCATGATAGGTTTGATATTAAATTAACGATGTATAGCTTTATTATCAAAATGCGAGAGGTTGCATAACTTACCTGATGATTCTACTGGGGAGTAGATGAAACGCCTTAGGGCGTCGTAAGACCCATTAACAGAGGAATATAATATGAGTAATTTAAGAGAGCATTATCTTAACCGCAAGGCTGAGGCATCTGCCGCTCGTTACCTGGCGCAACAGAAACATAATTCTAAGGTATCAAAGGCCGACTGGCTTTGTATTGCCATTATTGCATGGGTTGGCTTTACCGTTTTATATATGATTAACGAAAACTTAGGGGGTTTATTATGAAAAATATAACAAGACACACTGGGGTAGTATCTGACATTAAGCGATTGCCTAGCAGTTACGTTGGAAATCCGCGCTATTCTTTTATGGTTGACGGCTACAGGGTAACAACTGGAGTTGATTCCATGCATGGGTACGGCATTACCAACTATGAGAATAAACAAGTCATAGTTACCGCAGGGACGCATTACAACAAATTAACTCTTAAACTTATCGAGGTGACAGTATGAATATTAAAAGTTTTGAATACAAAAAGTCTTATTCTTTACCTACAGCAGGAATTACATTGTTTTATGTTGATGGTTCTCGGTCTATCTGTCATTTGTACGAGCCAATAAAGAATAGTTTTTATATTGATAATGACGATTTTAAAAGCCCTTATTTTAAAACTGAAAATGATGCGCAACAATTTATAAACAGAATTGAAAATAATGAGGTGACAGCATGAAAGACAAACACATTGCCCTAATAGGCTTTGCAATACTAACCCCATTCGCGATTGCTCTAATAGTTGTATTTATTGGAGTTTGTCGCGGTATCCTACAACTTTAAAAGGTGACAGCATGAACCAGAAACAGAGAGTACTTGAATACTTAAAGGAGGGGCGCACCTTAACGCGTCTCAACTCTTGGAAGATGCTTGGCATACTAGAATGCCCTGCCAGAATCTGTGAGCTTAAACAGGACGGCCACGACATCAAAACGGTTAGGACTACAGTTCTAAATCGCTATGGTGATAAAGTCTCAATAGCAAAATGGAGTCTATGATGTACACAGAAACATGCCCGAAGTGTCTTGGTGAAGGGACGATAACAGGGCTATGCTATAAGACCATGAAGCGCGAGGCAGAAATTTGTCAAAAGTGCAAAGGGGCTAAGGTCATCCATTACAAATTAAGTCCAGAATTACGCGCGAGGAAAAAAAGAGAAAAAAGTGCTCGTAGCAAAAGAGCAGAAATAGCTATTCGGTGGGTTCCACCTGAGAAAGTACCAGAAGAATATAACTACGACATCTAACCCTGCCATTAGCCCCCTTAATCGGGGGTTTTTGCGTATTTGTTCCGTAGGTAATTGATCGACACTGGCATTTCATCAAACGCACCATCTTCTACCTCGTTCAATACCCATACACCACGCCATGATAAATTAGTCTGGGGAGTAAGGTAATCTTCATCATGTTGATAGAATATCCCTGCAAATAATCCTGTAACCCTAGTACCATCAGCCCTTTTCGCGAAATGAATCTCTCTATCTTGAACGTGACCCATCACACAGCTTTGAAGTTGCTTATTTACTAATGCCCTTGCACTACTAACAGGCCTCCCCATCACTCCGCTCGTAAAGTAGTGGGCCATCATCACGCCATTAATCTTAATAGGTTGCAAGAACGGAATAACTTCCCATCCCATTTCTTCCAGCTTAAAGTCTTTAAAGCCTATCAAGCCATCTAGTTTAGGGTCATTTTCAATCGCTCGCGTGATTCTGTTTTCGTGATTGCCTAGAGTAAACACTAATCTTGGTTTCCATTGCTTTTCTTTATTCTTGCGGAGCCTAGCTTGTTCTTCTCTGATAGGTGCAAGGAATTCTTTCATTCCCAAAATACCTGCCTCGATATCTTTTATATACCTATTGCCCTCAAAACTTTTTGTACCTGTACCAGAATAAGAATTTAAACTTGGCATATCCCAGTGGTCACCAATATGAACAATAACATCTGGCCGCATCTTAACTGCATACTGCCCTGCCCAATTCAAATGATCAATCGGTGTGTTGGGTTTAACTTGAGTATCTGGAACAATAAAATGCTTCATAGAACCTCACAAAAAAACGCCCCGTAGGACGTTGTTAGTTTGATAAGTCATCTTTAGCAATAGCCGTCAATCCGACCACCATAACCAATATGGCGTATAGTATCATGTTAACCTCAGTATGTTCGTGAAGCCGCATTATACCTACCTTTCTTGGTTATTAAAAATGACTTGTACCGATAAGCGACATACCAAAATGTTATTCTTTCACTTCATGCGCTATCAAGAAATCAATGTACTGTTTTGCCTTGCATAAGTCCTCAATACCACCCTTATCACGCCATCGGCTGACATATTTAACCACATTTCCCTCAGCATAGCCAAGTGAGTTGCCCAAGATGTAGTCTATGGGCTGAATCTCAAGGTCTTTGTAGTGGCTACCGCCTATCTGTATGTCCTTGCTCAAAACGGTATGTCTTCTGTAATGACTGCTTGTGTGGCTTGTGGAGTGCTTGCTTGCTTATCCGCACCGCTGAACACGAAACCAAGTTTAGAATCAAGGATAGAGATAGTATTTACTGCGCCATTACTGCCATCAAACGTCTTAATCTGACATCCTGAGCCGCTCACTTCAACTATTGACCCCTCCACTAGAGCAGACGTATAGAAATCAGCCTGCGCTCCCTCTCTAGCAAAGATAACAGCCTCATAATTGGTGTATTCTTGCTCTTTAGTCTCTCGATTATAGAACCTCACACCTAATCTAATACCAAAACCCTTACCATCCCCTGCTTGAAATTGATTTGCCGCTTTATTTAGTTTACCAGTGATGCTTATACTCATGCTAACTTCTCCGTTTCATCTACTATAATTTTAACAGCTTTATCTATCTCAGCCGCCAGTTTTTCAATATACTCTTCATCTCGCTCCACCCTGATAATCAGATGATGGGGTTTTTTGTCAGAGTACGCCATTAAATCCCACCACTCAGCACCAGTTATCATCATACAGCCCATGATTTGTTGCTTGTACTTGGTGATAAAAGATTTATTGTTTCGGTGATAGCCTATTATGGTTGAATCAGCTGGACATTTTATCTCTAATCCGCCATTTTTGTCCACTAGACCATCAGGTGAGCATCCAAACTCTTCAGAATCGTCCAGTATAAACCCATATTCTGTGACTTTCTGCTCAGTTATGAATGAATAATATTCACGCGCTTCAGGCTCTAAAAAACTACCGCGAGCCATATGCTCATTAACGTATACAGGAACCCTAATGCCATTTAATCTTTCAGCTATCAACTCATTGATATAAGCATCAGCGGAAGCACTGGGCTTTCCTGCAGAGGTAATCAGCTTATTAAACATGGAAGCACTGGGTCTGCCTAACCTACTGGCAAACCACTCGTCACTCCCCTGCTCATGGTCTAAGATAATCACTTTTGAGCCTTTGCCTTCAATGCATTGACCGCCCTAGAAAAGTGAGAGGCTAACATTTCATCGACTGAATCAGCTTTAAAGTATTTCAGGAACTCTTTAACGTCCACTTTGTACTCTTGAAGCAAGCCCTTAATCTCTGTCGCCTGTTCATCAGACAATACAGCATTTTGTGCGGCTTGAGGTAAGTCTTCCCCTGCGTAGATGTAAGCACCTAACCCATGCATGGCGATAGCTTTCACTAAACAGCGCATTCTAGCGTCTGAAATGTCTCTTGAACTAGGGTTAGCAACAGATTTGTTTCTATTATCCATGACTGGTAGCCACATAGAGTGGGTTTTCTCTTCCACAGTTACGGAAACATTCACCTCGCAAGTACCATTCTCTAAGAAAGAGGGTGGACAGTAGGTGTAGCTAGATTCTGGGTAATGCTCCATCAAAGTAGACCATGCCCAAGCCCATGATAGATAGGATAAGTTGCCTTTCTTCTCAATATTTTTTGATACGTCTATTGCTGATAGTGTTTTCCAAGTATTACTCATTGTTCGTTCTCCAGTGTTTTATTTTTAATATCATTTTGTTTCATGCTCTTCCACTCTTTTGGGTTTTCTATTTCACTAATTAAGCTCTCTGACAATCCATCATATTGAAATTTAAACTCTTTGTAATCATAATTATCGCCATTATTGACCTGCCTTAATCGGTCAACCTTAGGAATACCAGTATTTAAAACTCGAATACAAACATCTTCATATTTTAAAGTAACTGCACCCATCTTTACTTTCTTAATCTGAATGTTATATGGATCAAATCCCTGCTCGTCAACTTGCCAATAAAAGTCTTCAAAAGATTCCGCATAAACCATACAAAGATACTGATCGTCGCCTTCATTGTCCAATAACCTAACTAAATATAAGCCTTTCACAGATAGAACTCCTCTTTTGATTTGTTTTGCTCCATTACATATCTTGCGCCATAGGCTATGTAATAAGCATCCGATTCATCTTCTCTCGCCTGATTGCCATGCTGACAGTCATAGTTACCGCGATCAAGATCATTTAAAAACTCAATATCACTTGGAGTATTCATTGCTTACCCCACCTTTTCTGCCATCCGTCCAGAATAATCTGAATCTGACGTTCTTTTTCATCATAAGCCATCTTATCTTCCATTGTGAATATTCGCGGTGATAAGACAGGTGGCTTTTCATAAAACTCTAGATCATCAGCGTCTTGGTGCGTAAGCTTATTCAAGAAACCAGCAAAATAATCCAAGTCTCCAGTACGGTTTTTATCCTCATCTCTGTAGTACATAACCTTTCCTCTTTTGTTGTTTTGTGAATCTATTCTGGACTATGGTTAATTAAATGTCAAACACTGTTGACTAATAATTAAAATTAATTTACAGTTCACGCTCACAACAAGGAAATCATCATGGATATAAACCAATCAATCGACCATTTTATGTACGACCTACGTTTAAATCAAAGTCAGCTTGCAGTTAAGGCAGGGTTGGACATTGCCACTCTAAGTTTAATTAGAAACAATCACCGATCACCTAATATGAAGACACTAACTAAGCTGGCTGGTGCTTGCGATGTTAAGGTTAGCGAATTTATCGCGGCTGGTGAGTAATGAGTGCGCCTAATGCAGTTTTAATTGATAAAAAACATAACTTATCTCGCGGATTTGCTGACTTAAAAACTCCAAGTATGGTAGAAAAGGAGCTTCTTTTTAGTTGGCTAGAAAAGCGTGAATTTTTTAAAGACAAACTTAAAGCATACAATCGTGTATTAGATAAAGAAGAATGCCCAACTAAGCGAGGAGTTACGATTCGCCATAGAAAGCACTGCACACTTCAGCTAGAAAAATTGGGTCAGAAAATTAATAAGCGTGTTTCATTGCATTTATTGCTGATAGACCGCCTCCGTCAAGAATGCACTGAAGATCAGTTTAACAGGGCTAGTTTTTTGGCTAGAGAGGACAAGCAAAGAATACTAAATGAAACTTGCATAGAAGATAGCTTATGAACAAGGGATACTACGCAATTATTCCTGCAGATGTACGTTATGACGTACGCTTAACACCTAATGCCAAACTTTTGTATGGTGAGATCACTGCCTTATGCAATGAAAAGGGGTTTTGTTGGGCAATGAATGAGTATTTTGCAGATTTATACTCCGTCAGTAAGGTATCAGTGAGCAAATGGGTAGGTAACTTGAGGGATTGCGGCTACATTGAGGTGCAAATGCAGTACAAAGAGGGGACTAAACAGATATCTAATAGGTATATAAGACTAGCTACCCCCCTTAAAGAAAACTTGGGTACCCTCACAAAGAAATCTTTAATACCCTCCCCAAGAAAAGTTAAAGACCCTATTAAAGAAAAGTTTAAAGATAATAATACATCTAATACTACAATTAATATTACATCTAATATAGGGGAAACAAGTTCCCCAGTGTTATCTAAGAAAAGAGTTCAGTTTGTTCCACCAACGGTAGAAGAAGTCATTGATTACTGTAACAGAACGAATGCAGGGATTGATCCGCTAGGGTTTTGGAACTTTTACGATTCTAAGGGGTGGATGGTTGGTAAGAACAAGATGAAGAAGTGGACATCAGCAGTAGGAACATGGAAAGCCAGTAACAAAGCTAAGCAACATGAGAAAAAGAAAGTTCAAAGCGACTCAATTAGAGGTCGATCACTACACGAGCAACTAACCGACAGAAGTTGGGCAGACTAAGGAGCAACAGATGTACGAAATAGAAA